TTAGAAAGCTTGAAGTGAATTCTTTGTATTGTATATTGCCGTATTCTGGATCAACTGGATCTACAATACCGTTCCAGTTGAAGTCATTGTATCCTTGCAGTGCTAGCAATCGTAAATATCCCCACTGAGTTACACTAAAATTAGGATTAGTCAAATCATAAGGCAACCAGGTAGCCGCTTGTCCTTGATAAGAATTGCCAGTAACTGCATAACCTGTATTGACCTCACCAAGCCATTGATCTGATGGATCTTCAATTTCGTAAGTAGGTGGTTTAGAATTGCCTAGTGCAGGTATGACATTAGCACCCACTGTGATGAGATTAGCATAGGTGGTATTTGCAATGTTTGCGTTACCAGACGGCTGACCATCAATAAAGGCTTGATGAATTGCGTCAGTTAATAAACTAAGACAGGTCTCTGAGATGATGTTGCCAACAACATAGTTATTGTTATCAGTACTTGATCCTATGTAACCCACTACCGCCGGATTGATATTCAACCCTTGATCATTTAGCATAGAGCCAAGAACATTGACTCCAAGCGGTGACTGTTTGCCAGAATTACTCATGGCACAAACACATCTGGACTGCCTTCAGTGATCTTGTGACCACATGAATTAGGTGAGCCTTCTCGTAAAACTGGTTCACCCTCACAGAAAACAGTAGGGCTTCCTGCTGTAGTTTTAGCTGATCTATGAGGTGGATGCGAAGTTCCGTATGGTTTATGCGAGGATATTTCAGAGGTGTGAAGGCCCACAGCTACCCCATTGGCAAAAACGGTTTTTGCACCCTTTTTGATCTGGCCTCCAGCGTTATTCTTATCCCCAACTCTGCTCAGTTTTGGCATTCTTCATCCCATAATTACCTTTTTGCTAGGTACACTCAGGCCAGTAGTAGCTTGAATGTACTGGGACTTGATGTTCTCATCTGTAAGTCCAATCATAGCAATACTGTTAGTATTTAGCTCTACCGAACTCTCGATATTGTAGGTAAACATGCTAGGAATCAACCCAGGTTTTCCACTTGGAGTTGGCCCAATTGAAACTGGATTTCCAATAATCAAGCATTCGTCGCCTATTTCTAAAACTTTAGCAACAACTTCTTCGCCGCTATTCAATTTAAATGTGTAGATTTCATCAATTTTAAAGTTCATAAATCACCCTAATTTTCTATTAAGTTCAGTGTAGCCGCCCACGTATTCTTCGCCCAGAAAAATCTGAGGCACAGTCTTTGCTGTTGGCACTGATTCCAACAATTGCTGTTTAGTCCAGTTTTCACCAATGATTCGTTCTTCATACAAAATACCCTTCATATCGAGCAGATTTTTAGCTGCCACACAATAAGGGCAAGTAGGTTTGGTCCAGATAATCGCTTTCATAATCTCTCCTTAGGCTGATACTTATAGCTCGGGCAATTCATCATAATTAATTGTTGAATCCATCAAACCTATGACGTAGTTTGTTGATTCATTTTCCTGCAAGGCTGTTTGTTTCTTGCTAGTTTCGGTGTGTTTTCGAAACCATGGAATAGGCGTATTTTTTGGTGCAGTGGTGTTATACTTAATACCGATCTCTTTAAGAGCACCGATGGCGGTATAATCCACGAAGTCTTTGAGAATATTAGCATTCAGTCCGATGACTGGACCTTTCTTGAATAAGTAATCTGCCCATTCCTTTTCTTCTCTGATCACATCCAAATACATGTTATACACTTCTTGTTCACATTCCTGTTTTGCTTGTGCAAATCTAGCATCTTCCTTGACAACCTGATTGATGATCCAAGCTGTCCATTCTTTGTGTAATAGTTCATCTTGTAGAATCAAGCTGATGATATTTCCATTACCAATGAAGATCCTGTTCTCGACCATGGCTAGTGATGTTGCAAATGATACCATGAATCGAAGTGCTTCAAGTGCATAGCTGGCATTCAATGCTAGCCAGATTGCTCTGATGTGATCCTTTTCACTGACCAGCATCTCTCCGATCTCTTTCTGACAATTCAGCTTATGCAGTTGATCATAGTAATTACCCACACTGCTGGCCATATCTACGATTTCTTTAGTGTCATGAATAGTATTGAATATTTCTTTCGGCACATTGTAGATGTTGCGAATGATGTGGCTATAACTGCGACTATGAATATTCGTTTCAAAAAAAGTCCAATTGTAAAGTAGTGCTTCCAGTTCAGGTAATGAAACAACTGGTGTGAAAATCTGCGATGGACCTCTACCCTGCACGCTGTCTAGCGCGGTCTGTCGCAAGAGGTTAGAGGTAAAAATATGTTTGACGCTGTCGCTGGCATCTTTGAAATCGTTCGAATCTTTTGTCAAACTGATCTCTTCAGGAACCCAGAAAAAACCTCTAGCAGTCTGTTCTAGTTTTGCTAATTTGTTGTACTTTACTTCCTCAAATCGCTGGACAGTGACTGGGCCTGCAGGATCTAGAAACATCTTGCGATTAAGGTAGTCTGTTTTAGTGTTTAGATTGTATTGTTGTTTCGACATTTATTTTTTCCTTTTACAGTAAGCCAGGTGTCAATTCTCTTAATCGTCGCGTATTGAAGTAGCTTCGCGTTTCTGCCAGCATCTCGCCAGATTCTGACAAAACATACTGATATCGCTTGTATAGCGTATTGTCATAGGCAAAAAATTTACGCATCTCGTCTACGCTGTCGAACGTTTGCATAGTTTGACCTGGACGTTCACTGTCATATATCGTAATAGTGTGACCTAGTTTGAACAAACGTTTCCATAGTTCATATGCATCGTCACTAATTTGCGTGTCGCTAAGAAGTTTTATAGAACGATTATTATCCTTTAGGATACTGTCATACAAATCACTGGCATATGGCGCATGTCCTTTAAGTTTTGGATTTTTACCTAGTGCGTTTACCACTAAGCCTTGTGGACGAACCGACAGTTCTACGCCTAAATCGATACGCCCATTACTTTCATACCAATAATACTTAGTTTGTTTGCCATCGATTTTCTTTAGATTGTTACCCAGATCAATTACTTTTGATCCGCTTCTAATTCTGTCTTTTATCATGTATTCTACCATATCGTATATGTGAAATGAACCAATGCCCATTGGCATTTCTGTGAGCCACGTTTCATTGAAATCAGTTCTACTAGTTGTCATTTTTATTCCTACTTTCCACTAGCAAGTACTATCTTACATATGTGGTTCAATCTCTCAATATGTTCATATGCACGCCATGGACTAGAATCAATTGCTACGATACCATGACCTTTGATACCGACGATATCATATGCTATGTTACCTTGCGCATCAAGGTCAAGTTTTTCATGTACTTGATCTGCCAATTCTTGACTAATAGGTGGCACATCACCAACATTTGGCGCTACTTTAGTGTAACGAGATAGCTCTGGGAAATCTTTTGCTAGATCAGCTAGCTGAATACCAGCATGCATTGCAGCAATAATGTATGTAGGATGAAGATGCATCACTACTCTTACATCCGTGTTGTGTTGGCCTAACTTCTTGAGCAAACCAAAATGCATAGGTATCTCTCCGCTAGGTTTTAGATTTCGTGAGATATCAGTATAGTCAGCAACTGTCCAATAGATACGATTCATAGGTTGCTCTATCAATTTGATCTTTTTGAATTGATCAGGCTGTAGAGTTTGCTTTCTAACGCCGCTAGGAGTGATGAAGAAGTAGTCGCGATCATAGTTACGAATAGAAACATTACCATCTCTACTAGTAATCCAATTTCGCTTGTAAGCGTCTACTAAAATATCACAGATTGTTTCTAGCATATTACTATCCTAAAGCTTACATGAATCACAGTCCGAATCATCTTCAACCTCAATAGATTGTTGTAATGGCTGTTCTGGCTCATCGACACTCTTACTTCCTGACTTAGAAATCAAGCTGTAGTAAAACGATTTAATTCCCCACTTGTGTGCTTGCATCAGATTCTTTGCGATCAGAGTAGTAGGTACTTTTCTATCAGGAAAATGAGCCGGATTGTAGAAAGTATTAGTGCTGATGGATTGATCCACATAAGCAGCAAGCACTGCGGCAGTCTTCAAATAGCCTACGCAATCCTTTTGCTCCCACATCAACTGATATTTGTTCTTCAGTCTGTGATATTCAGGGACTACTTGAGTCAATGATCCAGCCTTGCTTTCTTTAACAGAGATCAGTGACATTGGCATCTCGATACCATTTGTGGAATTGATGACTACAGAAGAATTATGGGACACGCAGCCATTTGGTAATGCATAAGCTCCACTGCGAGTTGTTATATCATAGGTGGGTACGATTTCTAGTTTACGATTTATTTTTTTGATTTTCATTTATTTTCTCCATTAACTCTTCGATTGTGATCGAGCATTTCATTCTTTTGCTACAATTTTCTTCAGTCAAAACCCATTCTAGATTTTCATGATGCCCGATTATATCAGGATCTATACCGTTTAGAAAGCCCTGCATTTTTGAAAATCGGTGATCCACTTGGTATTCACCACGATGTTTGCCTCTTTTTCCAGGGCATGCCGGTATTTTTTTCAACGAATTCTTAGTTACTCTATCAACTCTTGCCGAATATCCTTGAAGTCCTTTATGCAATTCTTCTGCTAATTTTCCTTGTTCTCTGAAACATGAAGATTTTGATTTACGTCTTCTTTCATAGATTTCTAGACCATTATTACCATATCTATCTAAACAAAATTGCAAACTAGAACTATCTTTCTTTTCATTAATCGACTGCATTATTCTTTCAATTTCTTCTTTTGAATGATTTCTGGACTCATAAAATTCTCGATGTAATCCAGAATACATTTTTTGAACTGACGATATCATTTTCATGGAATCTTCTTTAGAATATCCACGCTTCAGCCAAAAATCAACTGTACATCTGTTAGTTTCTCTTTTGTATTTTGTGAAGCCTGCTAGATCATCTCCCCAGTAATCACTATAATTTTTGTGAAATCTATGTATAAACTTATGTCGTTCTCGTCCTTCTACTTCCCCGTGCAATTCAATACATCTTTCTAATGACAGAGAAGTCTCGTATTTCAGAGTTTTTACTTTATCTCGCGCTTGCTCTTCGGTCATTCCTTTTTTCAGCCAATAAGAAATATCATAGGTATTTGGTTTATTTCTGCGATATTCTGCTTGACGAATTTGCCAGGTCTGTCCATACTTTACTCGAAAATACTCTTCACTATTTGCCACTGATGTATTTTCTTTTCTAAATTCAAGCCAAAGTTTATATCTCTCAGAACAATACTCTTCATCAGTGAGACCTTGTACATATTTCAAATATCGACCATCATGAACAAATCTAAACACTGCATTCATGATGTTGTCTCTGTTCTTTAGAGAAAGTTGATAAAACTCCGACAAGTCTTCGGTAGAAACTGAACTCAAGAGTTTTGACAGTTCTGACAGAGTTTTGGCTCTTTGTAAGATTTTCTTAGGCTGGGATCTCGGTTTGCCCAAAATCACCAACTTCAACAACGTCGTCTCCCTCTTCTAATTCCCAAACTCGTAGCCACTGTTTTTCTCCGTTTCTGTGTACCAGTAATTTATGATTATCAGTAAGCTTTACAATAGATCCATCTTCGAATTCTAGTTCGTTGACGTAGGCTAGACCATTATAGTAAATATCAGTGATAAAATCTTCTTTTCCATCTGGACCGACTACTGAAATCTCCGAGATTCGATGATGACCGACAAGATTTTCAGATTCGATCCGTGTCCAATCTAAGCCTGCTCGTTCACACAATTGATGAAAATTTGGCAATGACCCATCGATAGTATTTATCTTATCTTCCCAAGAATGACAACTTTCCACCGGTGCAATTGCCATGAGTGTTGCATTTCTGACACCATGTTGCTTCATCTCTGCACGCAAACTTTCCCAATCAAGTTCTGGAGTAAAGTCTGTTAATTCATTGACTCCCTTTGCTCTGAGTTCCCACGGGAAAATACCTTGTCCATAGCGTGTCCGATCGCTATGCAAGCACTTTCCGCGTTCTTTAGCAAGTTCAACGGTAGCTTCAGTCAAATAATATGCCTGAGCTTCCATCCAACTCTTGACTTCTCGTAGAGCATCCGTTTCACCGTACTTCAATCCTCTCTTAGCATGCCAATATGCAAGATTAGTCACGCCGATTCCCAGTGGCTGAATCTCGTCGTTGCTTAATTTGCTTTGAATGCTCAAGAAATCCTGATAGTCAAGAATGTTGCACAAACTACGTTGCAAAATGCGGCAAGCTCGACGCATATCTTCGGGGTTTCTAAAACTTCCCCAATTTATGGACCCGAGGGTACAGAGGGCGATTCGGCCCTGATCATCATCTAGTCGCTTGAAGGGCTTAGTTGGAAGCAAAATTTCCAGACAAAGGTTACTTTGATAGATCGTATGATACTCTGGATCAAACGGACCCTGATTCATCACGTTATCAATGAATACTAGATAGATTCTACCTGTGTCGGTTCTTTCCTTAAGAATTCCACCCTTGAATACATCTTCTGCATTCATTGTCTTCTTACGCAAATCCTTACGTTTTTCGTATTTGCAGTAAAGTTCTTCAAACTTCGCGCAATTTGTATAAAAAGCTTCGTATAAGTCGGGAACTTCGTTAGGATCAAAGAAGGTGATATTTTCACGGTTTTTGAACCTTTTCCAGAAGAATGCTGATAGCACTACGCCATAGTCCATATGACGTACTCTTGTTTCTTCTGTTCCCTGATTGTTCTTGATGATAATAAGATCGTCGAACTGATAGTGCCAGATAGGATAGAAGATCGTAGCACTTGCGTTACGTATACCACCCTGACTGCAACTACGTAGATCACCAAACCATTTCTTTAAGAATGGCACCATACCAGTATGCATGACTTCTCCACCTCGAATAGGTGATCCTAAAGGACGTAGTCTGCCCACTTCTAGACCAATACCAGCACGTTTGCTAGCATATTTTGCCATCATTTCTCCTGACGCAAAAATACTATCAAGATCGTCGTCTGATTTGATCAATACGCAACTACTAAATTGCTTTGTGGGTGTGCCTAGTCCCGCTAATACAGGAGTAGCAAGAGTAAAAAGACCATCACTAGCTGCGTGATAATACTCTTTGATATATCGCATCCGTGCTGCATTAGGTTCTTCTTTATGGAATACTGTCGCGGCTGCAATCATATATCTGACCTGAGGGGTCTCATAAATCTGCTTAGTTGCACGATTTCGAACCAGATATTTTTCAATTAGCTGCTCAATCGCAGCGTAACTGTACTGCTCGTCCTTCTCATGATCGATGATTTCTTCCATCTTGTTCCAATCTTCTTCTGAGTACCATTCTAGTAGTTCAGAAGTGTAAAGACCAGACTCGACGTTTGTTTTTACAATTTCAAACAGTGCTGGAGGTTCGTATTGCCCATAAACGTCCTTTCGAAGCATAGATAGACGTTGTTTTCCTGCAACATATTGATAGTTTACATGTCCCACATCTTGATTGTTCTCAACATCAATAAGATCTACTATCGCACGAAGAGTGATTTCATCGATTTCGCGAGTGGTAATACCATCATAAAAATGTGGCTGGGCTTTGATCTCAACCATGGATTGACTGACATCAGCAATACCTTTGCAGATGTTTGCAATTTGAGCTTGCCACTTTTCGACAGTCAACAACTCTCGATTACCTGAACGTTTAATGACGTAGATTTTCATAATGATCCTATTTTTCGTTGGAGTGGCGTAGTGTCGATTTTCTTTACAATAGTAAAGTCAGACAGCTTGATATTTAACACTGACTCAGGCCAGTAATTAAGTATATATTTTGCGCCGTCTACCAACACTAGTACCACTTGTTCACCATTATCATCTTTAGCGATGGCTAAGTCAATGCGGCAAACACCCAGAAATAGCAATGTGTAGATCATACCTAGCCCACGGGCATACGGGCAATACGTATTGATATGCAACAAGTCCCATGGATTTGGCCACTCGTTTATCAAGTCAGGATGTAAATAATGCTCGACAAAAGGAACTTTTTGCCAATATCTATCGACTTCAATGCATTGTTCTTCGAGGGACAGTAAATCAATTTTTTGCCTAAAAGAAGCCCATGATTGCAGTCTAGACTCGTAAGAACTTAAAAATGGGTTCATACGACGCCTAGCTTATTGTTCTGTATTTTCAATATTTTGAGCAGGCTCGGTTACTGGGATTTCGGGCAATTGAGTAAGAATAGCTATAGTTTCAGCTACCTCGTGATATGGTCTTTGCATAAGATAAGACAATGTGGCCCGTAAAACTTCTTCAGATATAAGATAGTATTTCATAAATTTTTCCGATATGTTACGAAATATTTAACGTGTTTGCAAGACTTGAAGTATTTTTTGCTAGCTAATAATTAAATCGGATTGCTAGGCCAATTCACTATAGGTTCACTCGGACTAGACGTTGCTCCCGAGACCGTAAGATTTCTGGAACCAATAATTTCAATCTCTGGACTATCGCGTCCAATATATGGGGAATAAAATACCAGAGATGCTGGGCGCACTAAAAGAGGACTCAGTCCGGCAGCTAACATGGCAATTTCTGGC